CGACACGGCGGCGAGCGATATAACGGACAAGGCCCGTTGCCGCTTGGCTGTATGGGTCACGCAATACTGAAAGCGCAACACGATCAACGATCATATATCCGCGACGGAAGTCACCGATAAGAACAGATTTTGCGCCAGAAGCCGCATCTGCTACATCAGGGGCTTCCACATATGGGATACCGATGATTGTGTTTGGAGCGCCAGATTGACCAGAGAAACCAGTTTGGAAAATGTACTGGCCCGCTGTATCTTTCAGCTTACGGATAATGCCCAAAGTTGCGCGGTTGAACATCATTGTAGCGTTGGCCGCATACTCTGATTTCAAGCCGTGAACCAAGTCCATCAGGTTATCGGTAGAGATTGCCGCTGATGCTGCACCTGTGGCGGTGTGAGCAACGGTGTTCCCGTTTGTGATACCTGTTGGCTTGTTTGTGCCATTACCAGAAATGAAAGCCGCGCCTTCGCCTTTGGCAAACTGCTCTGCGAACTCTTGGTTCATTTCGGCTTCCATATCGAAAGCACTATCTTCAAGCAACATTGAAGAAATATCGACCAGAGCGTAAAGCTCATGAGTGGCGATAGTGTTCAAGGTTGTTGAATAACCAGTGGTTTCTGAGCGTGTGCCAGTTTCCGCAGTCCAAGCCGCCGCGAAATTTGCATCCTTTGTTGGGATTTCAATTTCTTTGGAAGTTGTTGAACGAACGCGAGCAACAGAACGAACTGGTGAGATTTCAGTTACGATCTTGATTAACTCAGCAACATATTCCTCTGGAGCCAAGTTACCCGCTGTGGCGGCTGTTCCAACAGTCAGCGCTTTTACTTCGTCGGCGTCTAAGCCTTCGTTGCCCTTACGCATGAAAGTGTCCCAAGCCTTAACAGCAATATCCACGTTCTTGGTTTCAACGCCAGAGTTTGGACGCTTCAAGAGAGTTTCAATACCGTCAAGCTTCTCAGCGAAACCTTCGGAAGCTTTTTCTTGCTGAACCAGCTTTTGGTTTACAGTTTCAAAGCGGTCAAGATCGGCTTCGATCTTTGACAATTTGGCTTCAACCAACGGATCGGCTTCGCCTTTCTTTTCAATTTCTGCAAGGCGCTGATCGTTTGTTGCTTTAAATTCTTCAAAAGCACCGTTCAGCCCTTCCAGATAAGTTTTGAGATTATCATCCATGACAATCAACCTTTCTGTTTAGGATTTAAGGATATTGGTGAGGCGATCTAACTCGCTTACCAGTTCAGAAGGCATTTCCTGAGCGCCAGCATCCCGCTGTTCCAGTGCCTTTGCTACAGCCGAAGCTGCAACCTTCGCCTCGCTTCTGGAAAGTTCCGCTGCATCCCGCAGGACTTCTTCCCATTCACGGACTGTTCTATCGCTCTTTACCGCTGAAACCCTAGCTTTGGGGTTCATAGGAAAGGTTACGGCAGAAATCTCCATAAGATCTACTGACTTGAGATAACGGCGCTTGCGCTTGTCATCGTAGTCGTATCCCTTTGCATCGACGCGATAGCCAATAGACAAGCCATCAATAGCGCCCATTTTCATCAATTCATAAACTTCGCGGCCACGCTGAGTTCCCATTGCCAAACGACCTTTTACTTTAAGGCCACGTTCATCCTCAATGATTTCATCAAAGACCCCGATTGGTTCGTCAGCCCGATGCTGGTAAAGCAGTTTAACGGCCTTTGCGCCCTTGCGCCCGATAGATTTGGCGAAAGCTCCCTCAACGACAACATCATTGCCAAGATCTTTGTTCCCGAAGATAGAGCCGTAACCGCTAAACTCGCCCTTTTCTTCATCCCTGTCCATTGCTTTGATGTCGAACTTTACATCAAGCGTTTCATCTTTAAACTCAATATCATCACTCATTTCATTTTCCTTTGGTTCTGACTTGCCATAACTGGACAAGCAAACCGCTGCCCGTTGGGTTCTGCTTGGATATTCAGAAACGACTTTATCATCGCCCATACAGCGACCCATAAAATCTGCTTCTGTTTCGCCACTATTGGGCTTTGGTAACGGCATGGTGAGCGTCCTCACGTTTTCATTATTCGCAATCTACCATATTGTAGAAGTAATTTAAACCACCATTGGCTTTTTCAATAAACGGGATCAACCGGAAGAAGCCCTTCATTGTATAATTGAGCCATCGCCGCCATGATAGCCGCAGCTTCACCCAGTTCCAACTCAACTATTAAATCCGTAAGCTCATCTTGTTCGTCAAGAGAAAGCTTCTTTTCTGTTGATGTTAGTTCCCTCGCTCTTTCCAACTTCTGAGCATAAGGCAATTTCTCCCTGTCTATAACATCTTGAACAGTTACCATGCTATTTTCCCCTCTCTTTTATCAAATCATCAATAAATGTTTTCATTTCGGGATGGATCAAGTCGGTTCTGTCCATCATATACATGGCAAAACTTTCAACAAAATATTCATATTGATTTGTCATGGCGTATTTACTGGGCGCGTAATAATCCAATTCTGATTTTTCCTTACTGTTCCAAAACTTGGTTAGCTTGCTTTCAAGATAATTCTCTCCGCGATTGTACCTTCTTTTGAGCTTGTAGGTTTGATGGATATGATGTCCAAATTCGTGATACATCAAAGCCCTTGTTTTATCTAAATTGTCAGTGAAGTGAGACTTTGTGGACCACGGCCTTTTAGACAGATCATCCCCAATTTTGTAAGGAATATTTTCCCCGCCCCTGCGTCTATAATTGTCGGTAATTGCGAATTGATTAGCGATCTCTTTGTATTGAATAGATAAATCGTCATATCTCTTGCGAATTGGATCTTTATCCATTCTTGCATAATCTTCTGGCCGCATATAGGAGGGATAATTATCTTGCCTATGCTCCCACCAAGCCATCTTGGCCTCTCTAAATTCCGCTCTCACTTTATCTTGTTTTTTAACTAGATCATCGTAATCGGGAATTTTGCCTTCCGCAGCATCCGCATAAGCATTGATTGCCGCTTTGTTTAGGCCCATTACGCCGCCGCCCTGATCCCCGTTGCGGTCTCCCCTTCCATGAACGATGCCGCGCAGCGGAATTACGCCCATATATTTTCCCATATATTCCAATTCTTCGACGGTCTGGGCTACATAGGCTAAAGCCCTTGGGGTGGCCTGAGAAAGCTTAACGCTACCTATCATGGATGGATTTCTGCGCGTCCAATTAATGCCAACATTTTCGTTTATTTCTCTTTGAGCTATTGGATCTGCAAACTTGCTGTCTACATAATCGTGAATTTTATCTAAGCTTTTTCTTTTCTTGGGAATTGGAATATTGGCATCATTAAGCGCTGTATTCCTTGGCAATACAAATAAAGCATTTGGCCCAAATGGATCATCTGGAATGGAGACAACGGGCGCATCTGGAACAGCAAGCGCAGCGGGAGAAACAGGTTCAACGGGTATCTCCGCGCCGCCATCGTCAAATAGATCGTCCTCATCAGTGAAATAAACTGCCAAGCATCTGCAATTAATATTGTTTGAAGCCCCGCCCGATCCATCGTGAGGGTATTTCATTTCTATCTCAACGCCCTTGTCTCTGATGATAAAAGGCTCATCAATACCGACCTCTTGACCGTTAGCCGCTGCATGGCTTGGCCTTGTCCTACTGTCGCCAACAGAGACCCAACGCTTCTTTTGTGCTGGCAACCCGAGTTCCCTGTTTGCTTCGTCAGTGGCAAAAGACGCAGCCGCATGGGTTTCTGTCCTTGCAATAGTCGCCGCCCTTGAGCGCCCGATTGTGCCGCCTGTGCGGTCAACGATCAGCTTGGCTGTCTTATCAACCCCTAGCCCCTCAGTTTCCCCTAGCTGTATGGCTTTTAAAATGCCTCGTCTGGTTGTTGCCGCAACACCCGCAACCTTTGATGCGCCCTCTCTTGCGTAATATTGAAAGATCAGGCTTTGAAATTGGCTTTCTGCCTTTCTGTTCTCCGTGACACGGCTGGCAAACTTATCAATCACGCTTGTATATGTCGCCCTAAATACCGCCCCAAGCTCTGCCTCAAGATCGCTGGTGGCCGCTTCGATATTGCTGCCGACCTCGTAAGCCTTGGCCGCTTGTCTGGCTGTCTTGAGGAAAAGGCTTTGGAGCTTTCGCGCCATGCTTTTCTCGTAACCCATTCTCAAACGGTTCACTTCCCTGATCTCTTTAGCGATTGAGAGGCGGGTTTTGCCCGCTTTGATATACACTGGAAAAGCCATAAACTCTTATACCACGCTTAGTTTATCAAAAAAAGATAATAGCTAAGTTATTGATTTTATTACATAATCCCAGGATCATTAATTTATTTGTAAATAATTTGTTGACATATATGGAGGCAGTTCCTATATTAACAATAGAAAAGGAGGAAAGAGATGGAAAAAGTTCTTCACGTTTATGACTATGTAATCGAAGGCGAATATGGCGTCATGATGGGCTATTACGAAGCTGAAAATCTTCTAGCCGCTTTAGCCATGCTTAAAGAAGATCATCC